CAAATTGTGCTATCGTATGTATTCCATTTACAGGTTCGCACCATTTTTTAATTTCATCAACGTGTTTTTGACAGTATAAATAAAACCGTTTTTTTTGCGCTTTTCCGTAACAAAAAACTCTAAATTTAGAACCATCGTAAAAATGTACTTCAAATAGTGTAGTTTCCATAATTCAAGGTATTAATATTAATAAAAATTAGTGCCGCTCCCCAAACGAATGAGAATAAATAAACCCTACAATAAGATAATATTTCAATCTTTAGTTATTGTCGATTTAAACGGCTTTAATAGTTGTGATGTTTTCGGCTTTTTAATAGTTCCTAGACTATGTGATTTTTTCAGAACTCCCAAAAAAAGACTTAAAAAAAGAGTACATATAATTAACTCCGATATGTAAGAGGATTGATTAGCTATTTAGAGCATTTCACTCAACCAAAGCAATGGAACGTTTTTAAAATATAGTGATTCGCTAAATAAAGCGAAGTAATATTTAATATTAGAAGATGCGTTTAAATCTTCAATAGCTTTATTAGATACTATTAAACTATTTTTTTATCGAGTAGGCATGGCTTAAAATGATTAATTTAAGCGGTTTTACTTGTTAACCTACTCCTAGCGAAAGCCTTTCGACCTTAACACCATCGGGTTACGCTTTTAATCGCCCCTACTCAGAATATTTTACTAATTTTAAAAATTAAGTAGTGTAATGCTTTCAACTAAACTAGTTCCTTTCTACATACCAAAGATGCGAAATACTTACATTATACAAACTATTAAAAGTAATAAAAACGTTTAAATACATATAAATCCGTTTAAATACACTATTGTTGTAAGAAAATACTACAAAGTGATGTAAATTAACTAAATAAAAGAAGTAATTATAAAATGTATATCTTTGTATTATTAAAAATAACTTAAAACCAAAACAAAATGAAAAAAGCACTTATTATTTTAGCAGTAATTATCTCTAGTTGTTCCAACGATTCTGAAAATAGAACAGAACCTCAAAACTGCCTTTGTGAAACTATTAAACAAGCCGATACGTTCACACTTCCTACTGGGCAAATATGGACTGTCGTTATTTTAGAAAATGATTGTAGTGGCGTTCAAAGGCAAAAGGATTTATCGGGAACTCACTCAGTAGGGGAAAAAATATGTAATTAATGATAGAACAACTTGCGTTAAACGATGCGCTGTGGCGAAAAATATCTTTCAGCATTTGCAAAGATAAAGACCAAGCCGACGAAATTACGCAAGAGATGTATTTAAGGTTTGAAAAGATAAAATCAACAGAACCTAAATACATATTTTCTATATTAAGACATATTTTTTACGATTCGCTAAATAAAAAAGAGGTACTACTCGATGATTTTAGCACACTTGAAAGCATTTATGAGGATTACATTGAACCACCACTAAAAGAAGATACATTTAGAACAAAAGAGGAGTTTCAAGTATATTTAGAAGTATTCCAATGGCACGAAAAAACAATCTACGAATATTCAAATGAAATAGGGCAAAGAAAATTGTCAAGAGAAACAGAAATACCTCTAAGAACGGTTCACGAAATTAATAAAAAAGTAAAAAATAAAATAAAATGGCAAATAGTAAACCAAAAATAGGAACAGCTATAAAGAAAGTAGCACAAGTAATTGGAATTGAACCGTGCATCGGGTGTGAGGAAAGAGAATTTTCACTAAATCGCCTAAATCACAAAAGACCAATTATAAAAATCGACACAAAGGATAAAGACAATTGGAACAATCCAAAAACAGCAAATAAAACCGATGAACTTTATCTAAAATATTTCGGACTTGACAATACGCTTTCCGAAAATCCAAAAATAATCGAAAGAATGAAACAAGACTTAACTAAACTATTTGAATGATGGAAATAGATTTAAAAGAAGTTGAAAATTGGTATATGAGAGAACTATTTTTATGTATGCATTTTAAAAATGGAATATATATTGAGATACCTCCAAATAATCCACAAATATACATTATAACAAATATGTTAACCGATGGAATATTCAAAGATTAAAATATTCAAAGATTATAGTTGTGAACCACGAATAGATATAATAAAACTAAATAATAATTATATGTTAATGGTAGAACACAAACCATTCAATAAATTAAAAACATCGTTTTCGCTAAATTAAAAAGATAACATAAAAAACAAGACTGCTAGTACAATAGCGGATATTAATAAGTGAAGTTAACCACTCTTGTTTTTTTAAATTAAAAAGATATGGGAACAAGTAACAAAAACGGAAAGTATATTGAAAATCCAGAAATAATGTGGGAACTTTTCGAGAAATATAAAGAAGAAACAAAAAACAACCCTATACTATTAGAAGACTATGTAGGTAAAGATGCTGAAAAAGTAAACAGAAAGAAAGAAAGACCACTAACAGTTGATGGATTTGAATGTTGGTGTTACACTAATAACATTATTAATAGTTTAGGGGACTATTTTAGCAATAAAGATGGGAAATATTCGGACTATTCTACTATCTGTTCACGTATTCGTAAAACCGTACGTGTTGACCAAATAGAGGGAGGTATGGTTGGCATTTACAATCCAAGTATAACACAGCGATTAAACGGACTTACCGAGCAAGTTCAGAATACGATTATAACCGAGCAACCATTATTTCCCGAATAATTAAGAATTATGCAATATTTTTTATCTCCACTCGGAGGATAATTATATTATTCGCAATGAAAACATTTAAAAACTGATAAATGTTTATAAGAACAACGGCAATAAACAAAATAAAAGCCTTGACTAAATTTGTCAAAGGAGTACAAGGTGGAACAAGTGCGGGAAAAACATACGGCATCTTGCCAATAGAAATAGATTACAGTTGTAAACATCCAATGACTGAAACCTCTATTGTATCTGAATCGATACCACATCTTAAACGTGGAGCGATGAAAGATTTTAAAAAGATAATGAAAGAGACAGGTCGATGGTTTGATGCTCGATGGAATGCAACTGATTTTAAATATACGTTTGCGAACGGGTCAGAGATAGAGTTCTTTTCTGCTGACAATGATTCTAAATTAAGAGGCGCAAGAAGAGATCGGCTTTATATTAACGAGGCGAACAACGTACACTTTCACGCTTACACAGAACTTGCTTCACGTACCAAAAAATCTATAACTTTAGATTGGAATCCCGTTGAGGATTTTTGGTTTCATTCAGATTTGATAAACGATGATGATGTAGATTTTATCATTATCACTTATTTGGATAACGAGGCGTGTCCTGAAAGTGCCTTAAATTTCATAAACAAAGCAAAAGTAAAAGCACTCACTTCATCTTATTGGGACAATTGGTATAAGGTTTATGGATTGGGACAACTAGGAACTTTAGACGGTGTTATCTTCGAGAATTATCAATTAATCGATTCGATTCCTGATGGGGCGAATTTGATAGGATTTGGATTGGATTTTGGATATTCAAATGACCCTACTGCTTTGATAGGTGTTTACGATTTCGATGGTAAAATTATATGCGATGAGGTTATCTATTCGACATCTTTGTTGAACTCGGATATTATATCTATGATGCTTCACGATAAGAGATTGCCAATATGGGCGGATAGTGCCGAGCCTAAATCAATAGAAGAAATAAGACGTGCTGGGTTTAATATTAAGGCGGTTGTGAAAGGAGCTGATTCAATCAACTTTGGAATTTCCGTACTTCAACAAAAGGAAATGTTAGTAACAAAGTCTAGTGTTAATTTGATAAAAGAATTTAGAAGTTACAGTTGGGATGTCGATAAGGTAGGTAAGAAGTTGAACAAACCGATTGATAGTATGAATCACGGGATTGATGCACTTCGATATTTTGCGATGATGGCTTTGTCGATTAAAAAACCCCGTAAGATAATATTAGGATAACAATTAAAAAAGCAATTATGAAAAACAGAGTAATTCCAAAAGTAGACGAAAAATATCTTGTTAGCTTCGATGAATGTAATATAAGAATAGGTGTTAAATCTTTATTCTTGGGGGCATTAATTTATTTTATGATTATCGTCGTATTGATAATTACAGATTGTCTATTCAATTAAAAAAACAAAACAACAATTTTTAGTTTATAAAGTATGGAAACAACAAAAAATATAAATATCGAAGTTAACGGAATGGAAAAGTTAATAAATGTTATTGAAAATAACAAAGAGATG